TATCTTTATCTTTTGGTACTTTTCTTCTTTTTCTTTTTTTTGACATTTCTTCTTCTTTTCCTAATTGGTCTTTTGTTTATCATCTCAGCTAAAGTAGCTGTTGTTGTAAATCCTCTCATTTACCTACACTCCTCATAGCCCTGTTGTGGGCAGTTTGAAAAGTAGCACCTTTTTTCATGGCTCTTGCCATTGATCTCATGTGTTTTAGGCTGTGATGCCTAGCATGATTCTTCATGGTCTTTTGTTGTCGAGGCTTTAGACCTTTGATAATGTTTGTTATAGATGCTACTTTAACCATTATCTTTTTCTTCTATTCATTTTAGGTTTCTTAGCTTTTTTCTTCTTCTTCATTCCGCCATGAGAACCTTTTCCTGTATGATAAGGCATTTTATTTTCTCCTTTTAGTTTTTTTAGTTTGCTTTTGTTTCTTCAGTATAGCTTTTTGTAAAGCCATTGGAAGTTTCTTTTGTTTTTTTGTTAGTGCCATCTTTTCTCCTAGTTTTGCATTTTACCATCTGACCATTTAGCATCAGGTAATCCATTAGTATAAGTTTTTCCATCAAATGTTAATACTTGTTTTCTGTTGCTTCCCTCTGCAAAGCTACAATGAACCCAGCCCGAGTTAGGGTCTTTATCTTCTGCTTTCCAAAACTCTAATATAAGTTGGTCAAAATTACAATTATTTTGAATCCATAAAGCTACTTGTAAATTAGACACACCAGCTATCTCAAAATCTACTGCCTGTCCTTTTGCGTGTTGGCTCGTACTTTTCGAGCCGATTGCTTCGCATAGTTCAGGGCTTCTATAACCTGAAGTAATAATTATTGGTTTTTCAAACTTTGCTCGTACAGGCTCTAATACTTCATAACAAAGATCAGTTAAATTTTTAATTTCTCCTGACCCAGCTTTATTAGATATACCTTTTCTTGTAGCTGTTTGAGATTTTTCCATTTCTGATAATGTAAAATGTTTTGATAATTGCATAATAATTCCATAGTTATAAAGTAAACATAAAGTTAATAGTTAATATTTACTTGCAGATTTTATATCAATTTTTATGTGTTGTATCAACAATCATTATACTAAACTGTACCATCCTGTTGTAATATATTTTTCTTTTGTTTTTGAAATTTGACCTTTATGGGTATGTGTCCAATCGCTAGGAAATATAATTGTTAAACCTTTTTTTGCTGGTATTTTAATATTAAAATATTTAAAAAATGTTCCACCATCAGGAACATCGTTAAGATAAGTAAAAAAAACTAAAAATCTTTTTAAAGAATTATAATCTCCTCTTTCACAATGCCATGTTTTGAATCCTTGATTTGGTTTATAGTATTGAATATTAATTTTATTATCTTCAATATTGTAACGTGGTAAATGACCTACCGCTGGGTAAGTTTTTATGTAATCTTCTAAGCATTTTTGCAATTGTAATTCATAACTATAAAAAGGTTCTATTCCTTTATTTATTACAAACGAATAATCCAAAGACTCTTTTATCTCTACGTTTACACCAAGTTTTCCTGTTTTTGTGTTATAGTGTTCTCCTTTAAACTTTAAATTACTTGGTATTTTTTTAAAAGTTTTTATTAAATTATCGCAAATCTTTGGATTAATATACCAATACTTCATAAATGAATTTTTAGGTAATTTTAAATTTGATTTAACCATAAATGTCTAGTTTTTCTCTATTGTGAATATAAAATTCTAAAATATTTTCAAAATTAACATTCCAAGAAATAATTGTTTTAATATCGTGGCTTTTTGATTCTGGTGATCTATGAATAAAATATGCTGGAAAAAATATTATATCTCCCTCTTTTACATCTATAGTAAAACTTTTATCTAAGTTGTTTGGATATAAAAATTCTGTTGATGGTGCGTCTTTAGGCAACTTTAAATAGTAAGCACCTGTATAATTACCAGAGTGAATATGCCATCCATGAGTTTGTTTGTGTCCATATTGTTGATACCATATTCTTGTTAAGTTAAAAGATTGATAACCTAAAGAGTTTGAAAAGTCTGCAAATACATTTAAAAAAAATTTTTTATAATTTTTTACCCATTCTCTATTAAAGTCATTTGCGATAAGCCAATCTGTTTTTAAAGAGTCGTTGTAATATTGATCTTTGTTAAATAACTTTTCATTACTTGCTTTGTTTATTAATTTTAACAAATTTTCTGAAATATCATTGTGATATTTAAACTCTTCTTTAATTATTACAGAATTAAAATTATATTTCATTCCAAGTAGAATTATCTACATCCCAATAAAACTCTTCGCTATCAGCTTTCAAAGCTATCCATCTTAAATTATTTTCATCCCAAAAAATTGCATAATCCATAATTTTAGGATTTCCGTTGTTATCACTTTCTGTCGAATCTTCGTAAGTTGTAATTGTAGGATATTCAACAGTTGATTTCCAGTTAGCATTTTCAATATCTTTAATCCAACTATCGTAAGGTTTAGGTGGAAAAAACATATCATTTATTTGATCGTAAGTAGAATTGACTCCAGCATAATTACCTCTAAATGGAATTTCTCCATCTTTGTGTTTATTACACTTAGTCTTTTTATCTGTCATTTTCCAAACAGAGTCAAAATCTTTATAAAAATTTCTTAAAAAATTTATTCCATCTTCTTCTGTTGCAGAATCTTCTATATTAATTACATCAATTTGAGTAACAATGTTGTTTTCATCTAATTTTGCAAAATACTTTTTAATCATGCGTCTACTGTTCCGTTTCCTGTAAATTTAACAACTTTAAAATCGCCATCTGTTGTAACAGTTGGAGAACCAGTTGTAGTACCAGTATAATTTGCAGTGGGTATTCTTAAAATTACTACTCCATCTCCTCCGTCTCCCGCTACGTTAAATCCTCCAGAAAAACCAGTGCCTCCTCCACCGCCACCAAGTTCATCTGTTCCGCCATTTCCTGTACCACTACTCACTCCGTTAGCACCTCCACCATTTCCACCAGAACCGCCACTTGTTCCTTGATCTGCTCGACCTCCTCCGCCTCCGCCTCCGGCATAAGTGACCGATGAGCCTGTTATTGAATCTGAAGCACCATTTCCACCAGCACCTCCAGTATTTCCAGTTGAATAATCTCCTCCAGCATTTGAAGCACCACCACCACCAGCAGACGCCTCAGGAGAAGTTTTGTTTACATCTCCCCCGTCATTACCCTCACTAGGAGAAAAACCACCAGCATTTCCAGTTCCACCATTTGGTCGATCTCCCGGCATAGCGGCACCACCTCCAGAGCCTCCATTACGAGCATCCCCTGAAGTTCCAAAAGCGGCACCACCACCGCCTCCTGTGGCTAAAACTGTTCCTAATCCTGATGTGTTAAGAGTCGAGTTTCCTCCGCTGTCTCCTCTTGTTAGAGTTCCCGGTGCATTACCACCCGTTCCAACAACAACTGTAATCGTTTCTCCCGGTGTTACTTCTTGTGATGTAAATTTTCTAAAACCTCCGGCACCTCCACCAGCACCCGTTCCCCCTCCAGCACCTCCACCAGCAACTAATAAAAAATCTATGTTATATGGTGGCGAACCAGCACCTCCAGAGCCAAAACCTAAAATTTGAAAACCAAAACTTTTACCTTTTGATTTATTTTTTTTATGATTTTTTCCTTGATCGTTTGTAAGAATATTAAGTTTATGATCTCTCATAATTTACTCCCTATGCGTCATTTGCCGCATTAGTAGTAAAGAATAATTTTATCCCAAGAAGCCTTGCGTCAGCAGTTAAATCGTCAGCAGACACATCTCTTGATACTTGAAAAAAAACATATTCATTTGCACCCGGAGAACCAGCTATAGTTACCGCACCACTTTCATCAGTTACGTTTAAATCATTTGATGTTCCGCTATGTGCTTTTGCAGTTGCAACGACCTGAGTTCCAAAAGCAGTATTCAAACTGTCATTGTCAGCTAAAGCAACTCCAGACAATCCCCATGCAGTTGTTCCAGTATTTGTTGAAGTTGCAGTAAAAAAAGCTTGAAAGGTTACTGTTCCAGCATTCCAAGATTTAGGAAAAGCAACTGCAAACTGAGCAAATTCATCAGTATCTTTATCAAAATCTAAAACTTTCATTTCTGGAGCATTAGACAATTCTACTTGTGATGCCTCTGCACCATTTGTTGTATTACCATACATAGCCACCGCTGGGATCCAGATAGTTTCTTTTCCAGATACTTTAATTGCTGAACCATTTGCTTGTACGACTCCTGTGCCTTTAGGAACTAAATTTATTCCAACATTAGTGTCGTCTCCTGTTGCAGATATACTAGGATTATTTCCTGTAGCCGCATTTGTTACATCAAATTGATTAACTGCTGAAGCAGTTTTTTGAAAGATTATCTGCTCGTTTCCATCATCATCTGCAATAAAATGAGCATCATCTATTTTAATATTATTTGAATTTGTGTCTAAATCTCCACCAAGTTGAGGAGATGTATCATTAACTAATTCTGTAGAAACTGTACTATCTAAAAAATTAACTGTGTTTGCTGAATAATCTATTGTTGCAAAACTTATATCATCTGAGCCGTCAAAAAATTTAATTGTTGGACTTGAAGCTGACGTTGTGTCTAGCCACATAGTACCAGCAACCGCACCACTTGGTCTGTTTGTTCCAGAGTGCATTGAATTTAAAGCTGATAAAGCATTGTTTAGATCAGACCTAAACGCAGGAAAACCCTGATTTGCTATATTCATGTCATGTTGTGCCATAATTTTTTATACTCCTTTTAGTGACCCTTTGCAAGAAAATCAAAATTTCTTGATACAGCAGAGCCACTTGAATTTTTAAATATTATATCAAAACCATTTACAGTTTTATTTGATATTTCAAAAAAATCGCCAGTTGTCATATTTTCTGCTGTAATTCCTAAAGCATAACTAGCAGAATAAAAGGGATTTGTAAATGAAACACTTTTTGTTGAAGTTCCTGAAGTAATATTATTCTCACTGAATATTCTATCAACCATATCTATAGATATACTTAATTCTTCTATAAGTGGAGTTGAAGATTGATCTAAACTTTGTAGTGAAAGTCTAAACTTAAAAAACCTAGATTTGTATTCGCCTATAACAAAGTCTCTAAATTCCGTATATGTAATATTATCATCTGATGTAGATATTTGAAGAAATGATCGCACATTTATTGGTGTATCTCCATCAAAACTTGATGATTGATCGTCAAAGTCTCCTGATCTGCTATCAAAAACATCATCAACATTATCAGATGATTGTTTAATTGTTGCCGTTACTCTTGATGTTGCACTTGAACCCAAATCAATAGGTGTTCCAAAATTATAAAATCCCTCTGATGGTAAACTTTGATTTTGTGGAGAAGAATCAAAAAGTTTGTTAGAATCATCAAAATTTCCTGTTCCACTATCAAATAAAATTGAAGAATTTAATCTTAATTTAGAGTCTGAAACTGCTAAGTTTGTTGAAAAACCATCATCAAAATCTCCTGTTGCATCATCAAAATCTCCTGTAGCAGAATCAAAAAAAGTTGTTCCATCAAAATTTGGGTGCTGATTATTTGTAATTATAGGATTAAAATTTAAAACACCAGCTACATTTGATGATACGATTGTTTCATTTACACTTAAATTTCCTAATTTATCTACTGCTTTTATTAAATAAGAACCTACTCTTGCTGGAACTACTACACTTGTTCCCGGTCTTGAAAGCTTTTGAACTAAATCTACTGAGTTTGCCCATTCAGCATTAGAAGTTAGATTAGAAAATCTTATTTGATAAAAAGCTAAATCTAAATCTGATATTGATTTCCAACTAAGATGTGCTTCTTGTCCTATAATATTACAACTAAAATCTGTTACATCACTTGGAGACTCGATAGCACCGATAATAGTTCTTTGTGCTGTAACAAATGATGAACTAACATTTTGAGTATTTACTGCTTTTACTCTTACATCATATATTTTTTGATCTATAACATTAAGTATTCTGTGATTAAGTGATGAACCTCTTGAACCTATTATAAAATTTGAATCTGTGCTTAATTTATATTCTACTTGATAAAAATCTACAAAGCTATCTGGAGAGGCACCTATAGCTACATCGAGTGCTACTATGACAGTACCATCATTATATTCAACTAATGTGTCAGATAAAGTTACTGATGCTGGTGGTTGAACTACAAATGGATTTGGTAAAGTAGTTGATGGTGTAGATGAAACTTGTGTCTTTGATGCAAAAGTATAATGACTATCTTGATGTTCAACTAATTGTAAAGTTATTGTATAATCATCATTAAAAGTCATTTGTATAACTCTAAAAGCTTTTGTAGAAAAACCTAAACTAGATAATGTTATATTTACAATATCTCCAATGTGTAATTGATAAGCATTAAATCCAACAACAATACTTAGACCTAAAGATTCTCTACTTCGTCTTAGAATAATCTCAGCCATCTCTTCTGCCTGATACGGACTCGTGATTGTGCTAAAGTCAAATTTTGATTCAAGCAAGAAACCCCCATCAGCCGATTTTAGATTTGCGTGTCTATCTGATGATGCCAAACCACTATCATCTGTTGGTGGAAATGTAACTTGATCTGCTTGAAAATTACGATCTGGATTTATAAATGTTGCGATGACTCTGTTGTATTTAGAATTTTTTGTAGGAGATGATAAAGAATACCCACCAATAATATCATCTTCGTCTAAGGATACTGAAGCTGTACCTGTTGTCTCAATAACTAATTTATACTTGCCTTGAACATAAGGAAGATAACCTCTACAACCTCTTAATATATCTCTAACATTATCTATAACTTTTTTTGATGTATCAAGAACAGCATTTGTATCAAATATATTTATATCACTTCCACCTGAAAATGGTGTTACTTGTGTAATACAAACTTGTGAAGCATCTCTAAAACTTTGTAAATCTATATTTGCTGTTGCAATACCTTTACCATATCTTTCGTTTCTTAAATAATCTAACAAACAAAATGCTGGATTTGTAGAGAATGTTTCAGATGATTCACTTAGACTTGAATCTAATGTAACAACTTTTCTTCCTTTCACTTTTGCTTGTACAGTTGGTATTCCACCAAATATATCTTGATTCCATTTGAATCTTAATGCTAAATATGCAATTCCTGATAATTTATGATTTGTACCCCAGTTTGATAGTGTTGATAAAAGACTCGATGCACTTTGACTATCTGTTCCTAAATGTGGCTCAACAGTAATATAACTAACACCATCTTTATAAAAATTAGAGTCTGAACTTGCAACTGTTCTTTGTGTGTTGTCTGTTAATGCACCTGAAAATGTAACAACTTTATCATCTACTCTTATTTCTTCTATTGAGTTTATCTCTCCCTCACATAAAACTAAAGCAATATATAAAAATTCATTATCTGTTCCTGATGTTTGTATAAATACTCTTGTGCCACCTAATAATCTTTCTCCATAAACCACAGGTATAGATGCGTTATTTGATTGTTTGTTTACAAGTATCCCTCGTTCAGTTTCTTCAAAATCATTTGTACCAAAATCAGGAACATCAGGTTTTCTTGATCTTACAAATAACCAACCAACAGCAAATACACCTAAAGCTACAAAGGGATTTATGCTTCCTAAAAAATTAAATGCTTTTACTGCTCTAAATACTTTTGTTGCCGCTTTGAATACTCTTTTAAAAAAACCCATTATGCTCGACCCCATTTAATATCAAGCACAGTTTGACTTGAAAAATCCATACCAACATCTGTGCTAAAAAATCTTTGTTGTGAATTATTATTTGTATTTCTGCCAGATTTTTTTTCAAAGTCTGCCCAATGAGATACAATTGTTAAAATTACTGTTGATTCTGTTGTTGTTTCATCTATTTGAAAAGTATCTATATTCCCTGAGTACAATAATACAGGGTCAGCAATAATTGCATTTGAACTATCTAAAAATCCTCTAAATATATCAACACTATCATTTACAATATTTTCATTCAAACAAGTTGATATAAATGTTTGATCTGCACCAGATAAAGCAAGTTGTAATGATGTTTTTGTTACATCTGTTTCTTCTGTAAATGATGGAATAGATACTAGAAAAGATGATGGAGAATAAGTAACACTAGAACCAGATATAGAAGATGTTAAACTAAATCCACAATCAGTTATATTTACAGGTGTTCCAAAACCAATAGTAATGAGATGGATTGGTCTAATCTCATTTGTCGCTAATTCGTTTTTTACTGATGTTGTTAGTGTTCTCGCCATATTCCTCGTAATAACTTCTTGTTATGCTTTC